ACATGGTTAAGGGGGCAGCAGCATGACCTATCGCAACGTGGTTTCCGCAGTAGTCCGCGCCCTGGCGTCGGAGGTGATCAACTCGGCGGGGGGCTGCGATTTTGAGCCAAAGGTGCAGGCTGCCCGCGTACCTGGTGCCATCTGCGGAAAGGAGGAGGCACTGCTAACAGACTGCTGGGTTTTTTCGCGTCTTCACGCAATGCTCATGCCGGAGCATTGGGATGCGCTTGTTTCTAAGTACTCGACGCACGTCCAGCGCAAGCATGATGCAACGATGGCTATGGCTGCGCGAGTCAGATCGCCTGCGCCAAAGCGATTCATTGAGTGCGCGACAGCAACTTGGGCTTTCCCTCAGCTGCCAGGTGCTGATGGCAAGCGAAGCACTAGTGTGCTGCCATCTGCTTGGTACGACATTAATCGATGGGATGAAGATGGCAGGCCTGATTCCACGCTTTATCGCTGGCGGTCCGCAATTCGCAGAAGCCTAGAGGATCAGGTCAATCAGGCTCTGGTCGTCGCGCAAGAAATCCTTGATGCGGAAGGGCTTATTCGCTCCGCTGCGTAATGTATAATCATCGTGCGTGGCTAGGCTTAGCGGCCGAAAAGGAGTTGTCTCACTCTCTGCCACGTCCTCACATGAGACGCATCGAATAGGAGACGTTCGATATGCTCACTCAAGAGCGACTGAAAGAAATCATCAAATATGACCCTGAAACAGGGCAATTCATAAATCTGGTCAATCGAGGAAAATCAAGAGCAGGCACAGTCGCCGGCGGCATTGATGGGCTTGGTTACTGGCAAATCAGCATTGACGACAGGCCTTATCGTGGGCATAGGCTTGCATGGTTTTATGTGCACGGGGAGTGGCCGGCCGAAACCGTTGACCACATTAATGGAGACAGAGCGGACAACCGCTTCATAAATCTTCGTGCTGCTCTGAAGTCAGAGAACAACAGAAACACCAACGGAAGAGGCTCGAAGTGTGGCGTCAAAGGGGTAACCCTGAACAAAAAGACCGGAAAGTATATCGCGCAGATTCAGGCGAACAAGGTTCACTATCACCTTGGATGCTTTGATTGCCTTGAGGATGCTGCTCACGCCTATACGCAGGCAGCAACAAGGCTTCACGGAACGTTCGCGCGATTAGCTTACCGTGCTAGTTGACACGCCCGGTAAAATGATAGATATTTGATCCATCCTGTCGATCTTGCGCGTTAAGGATTGGCAAGCAATCACATGAAGCCCCGGCACAGAGCAATCTGGTCGGGGCTTTTTCGTTTCGGGCGCTAAAGGCCGTTTGAATGGCTCGCCACCATGCGCCAAATCCAGCAATACATCCGCCATGCCTCTGATCATTTTCCTGGCGTCACGCAAATGATCATGCACAAATCGCGCGGATTTTCATTCGCCTCACGGCAACCCTCTTCCGGCCCCATGCCTGCCTCCTTGCCCCGAGCGGATCGCACGCGCATGTGAGGCCGGACCAAACACCAACGAGACTCCACTATGACCACAGAGCAGCAGACTCTTGCGGACATGCCGTTCTGGCTGCTCGTACTGATTTCAATGGCGGGACTGTCCGGGGAGATGCTGCGCGCGTCTGCAGGTGAGGATCTGACCATGGGCCAGATAGCCCGGCGAGTCGCTTTGCGCTTCGGTGCATCCGGCTTCCTAGGCATGAGTACGCTGATGCTCGCCCTGGCATTCGGCTCCGGCATCTACATGGCAGGCGGCCTCGGCATCGTCGTCGCTGTATTGGGTGCTGATGTGGCGGGCGGCCTGTATACCCAGTGGCTCGCCAAGAAGGCTGGCATTCGCGCGGAGTGACCGCATGAAACGCCTCCACGCCATCCTCCTGCTACTCCGCATAGCCGCCTGTGTCGCTGTGATGATCGGGAAAGAGGTGTGGCTGGCAGTAAACCGAGAGCGCTCCCATGCAAAACGTCGTAGAGCTAACCGACAGGCAGCCGCACGTATCTGTCATCGCCTCTGATGGTGCCCACGTCATCCCCGCCTGCCTCCTTCGCGACGTAATAGCCGGAAGGCAGCCATCCAGCATCCTGACCGAGCCCGTGTTACAGCGGATCGTGGAGGAGTGGATGGAAATGGTGGGGAAATAGATTAAGCGAAGCGCTATAATGACGAAGCCCGGAGTGCGCTAACACTTCCGGGCTTCTAATCACTACCTGATCGGATGAGGATCACGGCAATGACTGGCGCAAGTCTACACGCCTGCCTGCATATTGTCTCGCGGGCAAAAGCAAAAGAAGTGGGGCTTAAGAGCTACTTCACCGGTAAGCCATGTAAGGCTGGGCATGTTTCTCAGAGATCAGTTTGCAGCTCGAATTGCCTTGAGTGCCTTTACCATTATCGAAGAATGCCGAGCGTTGCTGAGAAGGCTAAAGCAAGGGCGAGGCGCATGTCGCAGGACCCCAAAAGCAGAGAGCAAATGGCTCGATATGCAAGGGAGTATCACCAGCGCAATCGAGATGTCGTGCTCGCCAAGATGAAAGAGCGAAACGCAGCTTATTACGCGGCGAACAAGGATCGAATCAAAGATCAGGTCCGCGCTTATCAGGCAGAGAATGCCGATGCGAGGCGAGAGTACAAGGCAAAGTGGATCAGGGAGTCGCGTAAAAACAACCCAGACTGCGCTGCCATTTACGCGATGCGCAAGCTGATATCGCGTGTATGCGAGCGCATTAAGGTTGGCCGCCGCGAGCTTGGCGGGACGGTGAAAGCCCTTGGCTATACATCGGCCGAGTTCAAGCTGCACATCGAGCGACAGTTTCTGCGAGGGATGAGCTGGAAAAATCGCAGTGAGTGGCACATAGACCACATCATTCCGCTGTCGGCGTTCGACCTCACATCTGAAGATGGACGGAGAGCAGCGAATTCGCTGGCTAATCTGCGGCCGATGTGGGCGAAAGACAATATGAGTAAATCAGACAAAATAACTTCACTCCTATAGGGCGAACATGTCAAAGCAACCTGACTGGGAGGGCATTGAGCGCGCCTACCGGGCGAGCCAGCTCTCCATCCGCGTGATAGCTGAGCAAAACGGCATCGCGCACAACACCATCCTGAAGCGAGCCAAGAAAGAGGGCTGGCAGCGCGATCTGTCCGATCATGTTCGGGCCGCGGTGAAGGAGAAGGTGACCAGGGCGGTGACCACTGGCAGTGACCAGTCGCGCGTGGTCACTGAAGCCGAGATCATCGAAGAAGCCGCAGAGGCAGGCGCCGCTGTAGTGCTGGCCCATCGTTCCGGCTTGGCTCAGTGGCGCGGCATAGCAAATAAGCTGTGCGTTGCCCTGGCTGAGATGGATGTGACCGCAGACAACCACGACAAGTTTGCCCGCTCACTGAATGCTGGCGTCGACGCTCAGCTGAAGGTCATCAAGGGCGAGCGCCAAGCCTACAACCTCGACACCGAGGAAGGCGACAAGACGGTCAGCGATCTGGCCGCACTGATGGATGAGCTATCGACTGAGGCCTGACAGATGAAACCCGAGCACCTTGCGAAGCTTCGGGACAAGCTGTTTCGGCTGAATAACATCTACTTCATCACCGACAAGCAGGGCAAGAAGACGCGCTTCCGCATGACAGCGGAGCAGCTTGAGTACTTCGAGGGCCTGCACACTCGCAACATCATCCTGAAGGCTCGCCAGCTCGGTTTCACGACTGAGCAGTGCATCATTCAGCTCGACGCGGCGCTATTCGAGTCGGCCAAGTGCGCGCTGATCGCTCACACCCTGAACGATGCCAAGCGGCTGTTTCGGGAGAAGATCAAGTTCGCGTACGACAACCTGCCGGCAGAGATCAAGGCGGCCAACCCGGCGCGCAACGATGCGGCCGGTGAGCTGGTGTTCGCGAAGGGCGGCTCGCTGTACGTCAGCACGTCATTCCGTGGCGGCACACTGCGTTACCTGCACGTCTCCGAGTTCGGGAAGATCTGCGCCAAGTTTCCGCACAAGGCGCGCGAAATCGTCACCGGTGCGTTTGAGGCCGTGGCTACTGACTGCTTCGTCACCATCGAATCGACGGCAGAGGGGCGGGCCGGCTACTTCTTCGACTATTCGCAGACAGCTGAGAAGCAACAGGCCGCAAAGCAGCCACTTGGCAAGCTGGACTGGAAGTTCTTCTTCTTCAGCTGGTGGAAGAACGCCGAATACTGGCTAGACCCGGCCGGAACGGTCCTGCCGCAGCGCCTGACAGATTATTTCGCCGAGCTTGAGGCAAAGCACGGCATCAAGACGAACGAAGGCCAGCGAGCCTGGTACGCCGCCAAGGAGAAAACCCTAGGCGACGACATGAAGCGGGAATACCCGTCGATCCCTGCTGAGGCATTCCAGCAGAGCATCGAAGGCGCCTACTACGCCAAGCAGTTCGCCAAGCTGTATGCACAGCAGCGAATCGGCGTGCTGCCAGACAACAGTCACCAGCCGGTGCACACCTTCTGGGACATCGGCGTGGGTGACTCGACGGCGATCTGGTTCGTTCGGATCGTGGGCGATGAGTTCCACGTCGTCGACTACTACGAGAACAGCGGCGAAGGCCTGCGGCACTACATGAAGGTGCTGAAGGATCGCGGCTACACGTACGGCGATCACTGGGGGCCGCACGACATCGACAACCGCGAGTTCGGTAGCGACGGCAAGACCAGGCGAGAGATTGCAAAGGCAGGCTACGAGATCGACGGCCATCGCTACAGCGTCCGCTTTCAAGTAGTTCCGAAGCTTGGCGTAGACGATGGCATTGACCACGTCCGCGAGATCCTGCCTCGCTGCGCCTTTGACGAGTCGAAGTGCGAGACCGGCATCGCCTGTCTGGAGAACTACCGCAAGGAGTGGGACGACAAGCGCGGCTGCTGGAAAGACAAGCCGCTGCATGACTGGTCGTCTCACGGCGCCGATGCATTCCGCTATTTCGCTGTGGCCATGAGCCGCAGAAAGCCTGTAACCGAAACCAAACCTCTACGGATGTGACCATGAGCAACGACCCCAGCCAAACGATCCCGGCCGTGGACGCCATGCGTGAGGATTGGGCCATCGTTGCGCCTCTCATGGGCGGCACCAAGGCTATGCGGGCTTCTGGGCGTGCTCTGCTGCCTCAGTACCCGGCCGAAGAGGACGAGACCTACAAGGAGCGCCTGCGCCTCTCCACGCTGCTGCCGGCCTACGCTGAGACGGTCAACAACATGACCTCTCGGGTGTTCGCCGAGCCGCTGCAGCTGGGCGACGACGTGCCGGAGCGCCTGGTTGAGCTGTGCAAGGACATCGATCTTGCCGGTAATGACCTGAACAGCTGGTCGGTTGACCTGTTCCGCCACGCGCTGAGCCACGGCCTCTGTCACGTGCTGGTTGAGTACCCGCGCGCCGAAGGTCTCCGCACTCGCGCAGACGAGATCGCTGCAGGGGTTCGCCCTTATGCCGTGCTGATNCGCCCCGAGCAGGTGCTTGGCTGGCGTGTCGACGGCGGCAAGATCGGCCAGTTCCGTTACATGGAGTCGATCGAGGAGGNTGACGGCGAGTTTGGCGTTAAGTCGGTCGCCCAGGTGAGAGTCCTGGAGCCTGGCGTGTGGCGCACCTACCGCAAGGCCGACAATGGCGGTGCATGGGTCCAGCACGACGANGGCACTACCAGCCTCGGCTACGTGCCGCTTGTCTCGTTCTACACCGGNCGCACGGGCTTCCTGACGGCTAAGCCGCCGCTGCTCGAGCTGGCGCANCTCAACGTCAAGCACTGGCAGTCCCAGAGTGATCAGGACAACCTCCTGCACGTCGCCCGNGTGCCGCTGCTGTTCANNTTCACCGACGACGAGCAGTTCGAGCTGGTGATCAGNTCAGGCAGCGCGACTCGCATGCCGAAAGACGGCGATGCCAAGTACGTCGAGCACACCGGAGCAGCTATCAACGCTGGTCGGGAGTCGCTGCAAGACCTGATCGAAGAAATGCGGATGGCCGGCGCCAAGCTGCTGCAGAAAGAAAAGCAGCAGACCAAGACGGCGACCCAGGCGAACGAGGAGGCGGCGCAAGAGCTGTCCCCGCTGGCTCGTATGGCCAGCCAGTTNGCTGATGCCCTCGCGCAGATGCTGCAGATCATGGCCGACTACCTGGCGCTGCCAGATGGCGGCATGGTCGAGATGCGCGGCAACTTCGATCAGGATTGGGCGCCGGAAGTATCGGTGCCTCAGCTGCTGCAGATGGCCAACTCC